CCGCGTAACACGTGCCTACTACGGTTTTATGACCGACGAAAAGAGGACTACCACGCATGAACGAACTACAAACGTTTACCTATGAATGTTTTATAGGCCGTATGGATAACGGCCAGCAAGTGTTAGTTCAGATTTTTAGAAACCCTGCCAGCCTCGAAGTGTTGGCTAGTCAGATCGCGTTTCGTACCGCTGCCGGCGACAGTTGGCAAACGCCCTACCAGTTGGAGAAAATGCCATGACCCCATTTGTAGCAAAGTTGGCGCTAGGCGCTGTTTGCACTATTGCCGCGTCGCTGATGGCTTGGGTTATGCCCGGGTTACCTGACAGCGGCCCAAGCCGCCCCGTAGCCGTTGAGTACGTTTACGAGGCAACCCCACTACTGCCCACCACAAGCACTACAACGCCGTTTAACGAAGGTAATTGCCTGCAGGTAGTGTCACTGGCCTTAGTGTTGGGTTGGCCTGCTAGTGAGGCTGACACAATCGCCCAAGTGGCAGCCCGTGAAAGCCGTTGCACTAGCGACGCATATAACGCGCTAGACACTGCAGGCGGTAGTTACGGCCTTTACCAAATAAACGGGTTTTGGTGTAACCCCTCGACGTATTGGCCGCAAGGCTGGCTACAGGCCCAAGGCGTACTTACCGACTGCCAACAGTTATTTGACCCAGCAATAAACACAAAAGCCGCCCTAGCCATATGGTTAAATAGTGGTTGGGCGCCATGGAAAACAGCCCAATAACCCGATAACAGAAAGACACCCGACATGCAGGAACCAATAGAACCCGACACTGGCATAACTGAACATACGCGCAAAATGTTTGCACTTATTGACGATTTAGTAAGGCCTAATCACGTTGCTAAACCAGTAAACAGGCACGTTTACCACCTTATAGGTGAACTGGAAGCACTACGCCAAGACCTATTACGCATGGAAGACCCGCGCGCAAAGTTTTTAGAACTGGCCATAATTGAGTTAGACGCGTTGCAATAATGTTTAGGTGCAGCCTGACCGCTGAGGATTTAGACCGCTGCAAACTTGTAGCAGATCAGATCAGCAGCAATAGCCGCGAATATAAACAGCGTTACGGCGCACACAAACGCATTACAGACCCCGAAACGCTAAACCTAAACGGTGTGCTAGGCGAATACGCGCTAGCAAAATACCTTAATTGGGCTTACTGGTATACGGAATATGACCCCAGCGCTTACGACGTTGCAGGCTACGAGGTTCGATCTACACGGCACGCCAACGGCCATTTGATAACACACCCGGGCGACAAACCCGGCATATACGTATTGGCCATTATCGAGGCCGAAAACATGGTAAGGCTGCACGGCTGGCGCACCCTGAAAACGGCAAACCTGCAACGCCATTGGCGAACCGATATGCACACCCCCTGCTATATGACCCCGCAAACCGAACTATGGCCTATGGATATGCTGCCAGCAACCGCGTTATACCTATGTGGTAAAACAGATTAAGTAAACCCGACTAGAAAAGGACACCCGACTAATGCAAGAAAAAGTAGAAACACCCAACACGCAACTACAAAAAGTTACGTTGCTAGTAACAATGCACGATTACGACCCCGAGGATATGAACGCGGGCGAATGGTTGTTAAACGTGCTGACCGCTGGCGAAAACAAAACACCTCACGCACCATACGCCGCCAAGGCATACGCACAAGCAATGCAAGTGTTAAGCGTAGAAAATTGCGAAATTGTGGTATCTAATGGCATTTGATTTACAAAACTACGTTGATGTACCTACTCGACTTGCTGAGGCATACAAGCGTTGGCCCAACTTACGCATACAAGAAACCGTAAACGAAACAGTAACTATGCCCGACGGCAGTTGTTTTATACGTTGCACAATTACTGTTTGGCGTGATGAAACTGACACACTGCCAGCAATCGCTACAGCAGCCGAACCATACCCGGGCAAAACGCCTTACACCAAAAACAGCGAGTTCATGGTAGGCATGACTAGCGCGTTAGGCCGTGCGTTGGGGTATATGGGTTGCGGAGTGTCTAAAAGTATTGCTAGCCGTAATGAGATCGAGGCACGCCAAGACCCAGCAGCACCGGGCGAAGTAATCGCACCGCGTGGCCGAGTGCAAGCGGGAAGCGCTGCAGGCAACCCCAGCGCACCTAGCGGCAACTTTGCTAGCGCCAAACAAATTAACTTTATTAAAGCGTTGGCTAAGGGCCGCGAGTATGACGAAGGCGAACTACTAGAAAAAATCCATGAGATACTAGGCAAAAACGACGTGATACTAGAAACGCTTACAGCCAGCGACGCCACAAAAGTTATCGGGGTTCTAAAATGACCCGTTACAAATCTAATTACAGTTACGCGCAAGATTTACACGATAGCCGGCAACGCAGCATGGAATTAGCACGCAAACTGGCAGCCGAACAGGCGTTAGTAATGGACTTAAATAATCAAATAGCCGCGCTAAACGTCGAGGTAGAACGCTTAACTGATGAACTGAACCTAGCCCATGAAGCATTACGCAGGGCCTTTAGTCCACAATGACGCCGAACCTGATGAGTGAACGCGATCTAAAAAACTGCATAGTGAATTATGCGCGCCGCTACGGCTGGTTAGTCCACCACGATTTACCCAGCCAACGCGCTAATGGCAGTTGGGCTACAGCAGTACAAGGCGACAGCGGTTACCCCGATTTAGTGCTAGTACACCCGGGTAATGCCAATCAAACGTTGCCGGCACAAATCATTTATGCCGAACTTAAAACGCAGCGCGGCAAACTAACTACAGGTCAGCAACAATGGTTAGACATTTTGCAGGCAGCAGGGCAAACAGCGGTAGTTTGGCGCCCTGCAGATTTACAAGCAATCTTTACCAAACTGATGGTATAAAAATGCTTACAGTAGGCAGCCTCTTTAGCGGTATAGGCGGGCTGGATTTAGGTTTAGAACGTGCAGGCATGGAAATAATATGGCAGTCAGAAATTGACCCGTACTGCAACAAAGTATTAAAAAAGCATTGGCCCGAGGTGCCTAACTATGGAAATATTAAAGAAATTGACTGGTCAAGAGTGCCAAGACCTGACGTTATTTGCGGTGGCTACCCCTGCCAGCCCTTTAGCACCGCAGGAAAACGACGAGGAACTGATGACCCTCGACACTTGTGGCCATGGGTCAGAGACGCCATTAGCAACTTACGACCACGCTACGCAATTTTGGAAAACGTCAGAGGCCACCTCACTATGGGGGGAACCACAGTTATTGGTGAACTTGCCGAAATCGGGTATGACGCGGAATGGCGTATTGTTTCAGCAGCAGGAATGGGTGCGCCCCATCGACGCGACAGAATTATTATTGTGGCCTACCCCAACAACGCAAGAGAACGAACACCCGGGCGCAACATGGAACAGCAAGGGGCGAAGGGTGGCACCCAGCGGAGTAACTCATTCGATGAACTTGGCCGACGCAGTGCAAATGTGGCCGACACCGACAGCAGACGACGCCAGCAACGTGAACCCGAAACCAAACCGCTTCCGTGGGCTAGTTGCAGCAGTGAACGAAACTACGCCGACTGGTGGAAAACTGAACCCAGCATTTGTCGAGTGGTTAATGGGGTTTCCCATCGGGTGGACAGAATTAAAGGATTAGGTAACGCAGTAGTGCCGCAAGTTGCGGAATATATAGGCCGCCTTGTAATGGCAGCCGAACTAGATAACTCATAGACCTAAGCCATTCGCACGGCAGTTGGTAACACTCGGTAACGAGGGTAGATCGACGCGCCCTGAAACATGCAACACAAAATGGATTAGGCAAGGCGTTGAGGCGGGCTGTAAACATAATCAGCCAAGTAAGTAATGCTAGGTAACGGACTGAGTGCAACCCGTGGGCGGGCATTACTGCATTAGGCTTGATCGTGCCGACATAAACAAACCGATAACAAACCAAACCCAACCGAGGTAAACCCGACATGATGAACTACTACTACTCAGCATTAGCAAGCCCGCTTGCGGGCGCGGTAGCCCAAGCGCAGCGCGGGAGTAACCATGCCAAGTAAACGCGAAGGCCCACGCCCACGCAACCAAGCAGACTACAAACGCAACAAACAAATACTGCTAGCAGAAAACCCATTCTGCCATTGGTGCAGCATGCCGGCCACCGAAGCAGACCACCTAATAGAAGTAGATCGAGGCGGCGATAACTCACTAGAAAACATGGTCAGCGCATGCAGAAAATGCAACGCAACACGAGGCAACAAATACAGGGCTGCACGTGACGCAGGAAAATACGCAAACGCAAACCCAATGCCAGTAAGGAAAATACAAGACGAACACTCACAGCGTTTTTTTGGGGTAACAACTCCTGCC